AGGGACGGGTCTGCATGATTTTTTTAGAAAAAGCCATTTAACCCTGGTTGACCAATGAAAGGAGAAAAGGTAAATGCCACCAAGTTGGCTTACTTGTTGGGAGTCTCCCGGCAGTCGGTGTATAATTGGCGTAAGGACCCGGAAAGCCCACAACCGGATGGGGACGGTAATTACTCATTAGAGTTGTGGTTGGAGTTCGTCAAAAACAAGGGGCGAGACAACGGGAGTAACCTCACCGAGACTCAGCTTAAAAACAGAAGGTTACTAGCTCAATGCAAAAAACTGGAGGCAGAGCTGTTAATCCTCCAGGGCAAGTGGATACCCCGGAACGTGGTGGGGAGATACATGGAGGACGTGTTTGTTTCCTGCCGTTCCAGGATAATGGCAAGCACCATGGATGACATAAGCAAGGATGAAATATTAAATGAACTTACCAGGCTCAAAAGTGCCGAGCGAGTGGTTGCCCGTTCTGGAGAGATTGGACGAGACGTTTCAAGCCTGGAGGCCACCCCCGAGGATGACGGTGGCGGAATGGGCGGAGAAACACCGGAGGCTTTCGAGTGAGTCCAGTGCAAGGCCAGGTGCCTACCGTCTAAAGTCCGCCCCCTACCAGGCCGGCCCAATGGATGCGGTAATGGACCCGTCTGTCCAATCGGTGGTCCTCATGTGGGCTGCTCAAACAGGCAAGACCGAGTGCATTAACAACGTGGTGGGTTACTTTATCCATCAAGACCCCTCCCCGATTTTGTGCCTCCAACCCACCTTGGAGATGGCAACCACATGGAGTGGGGACAGGTTGGCACCCATGGTAAGGGACACCCCGGTCCTCAAGCGGCTGGTGTCCGACCCCAAGGCAAGGGACAGTGGCAACACCAAGCTGCATAAAAGGTTTCTCGGTGGACACATCACCATGGCCGGTGCCAACTCTCCTGCCTCGTTGGCTGCCCGTCCAATCCGTGTTTTGTTGTGCGATGAGATTGACCGTTACCCGTCCAGTGCCGGCACCGAGGGGGACCCCATCTCCCTGGCAGAACGGAGGACGGACACATTCCACAACGCTATAAATATTAAGACCAGCACCCCAACCGTTAAGGGAATAAGCAAAGTGGAAGTGGAGTATTCCATGACAGACCAATGTGAGTGGTTTTGTCCGTGCCCAAAGTGTGGGGAGTTCCAGACGTTAAAATGGCGGCAAGTGTTTTGGGAGGAGAGACAGATGGAAACGGCACATTACAAGTGCGAATCCTGCGAGGAGACGTTAAGCGAGCGGGAGCGGTTACAGATGATTGGCAGCGGGGAGTGGCGAGCAACGGAGGAGTTCAACGGCAAGCGTGGCTATTATTTAAATGGCTTGTGTTCCATGTTCCCGGCCAAAAAGGGTTTCAGGAACAGGTTACACCAGGCAGTTGCGGGTTTTCTGGACGCAAAGAAAAGGGGAACGGAGGGGATTAAGACCTGGACCAACACATTCATGGCGGAGGCATGGGAGGACGTGCATGAGGAAATCCAACCCCACTACCTCATGGCAAGACGGGAGACATACACGGCGGAAGTGCCCGAGGGTGTTTGCCTCTTAACTGCCGGGGTGGATGTTCAAGCGGACCGGTTGGAGGCAGAGGTTGTGGGGTGGGGTCCGGGTGAGGAGAGTTGGTCGATTGAATACCGGCAGTTCCTAGGGGAACCCTCCCACCCGGGAGTTTGGAAGAACCTGGACGAGTGGATGCAATCGCGTTTTGAAACGGAGGGGGGCAGGAGTCTCCCCATTGCCGGTGTGTGTGTGGACTCCGGTTTTCAGGCCCACCTAGTTTACGAGTTCGTTAAGCCTCGGCAGCCCAGGAATGTCTTTGCCATTAAAGGCATGGGAGGATTCGGCAAGCCCATTGTTAGCCGGCCCAGCAAGTCCAGTGTTAAGCGAGTCCACCTCTACACCATCGGCACCGACACGGCCAAGGAGTTGATTTATGGAAGGTTAAGAATCGAGGACCCGGGGTTTGGGTTCTGCCATTTCCAAATTGGCCAGGGATATGACGAGGAATGGTTTACGCAATTGACCAGTGAGAAGGCAGTTACCGAAACCAAGCGCGGGGTTAAGACCCGGGCCTGGGTTAAGAAAAGTGGCGGGGCAAGAAACGAAGCGTTAGACGTTAGAATTTATGCCTATGCTGCTTTGATAATACTTAACCCCAACCTGGACAAGTTGGCCCGGGCAAAGGATGAGCCACCCAAGACCGACGAGGAGAGGAAACCCAAACGGCAAAGACCACCAAAAGGGGGTGGTTTTGTTGGGAGCTTTAGGCACTAAAAAAAAATATAAAAAAAACACCAAAAGGGGTTGACAACCTAAAAGCTAACTGGTAGGTTACTTGGACCGGCAGGGAATAAGCCCGAGCCACAAATAAAAAAACATGAACAACCTAGATTATTGCGATTTGCAGGGCAAGTTGCAGGAATACATCCTTGGCCGCATCGCCGCAAAAGGCTTTTTCTTTTCACGCGGCAACAAGGACAACCGAACAATCAACGCATTGCAGAAAAAGGGACTTGTCAAAACTGAAGTGCATACAACCCCAAGCGGTCAACGCATTCGGAAGGTGGTGGCAAAATGACATCAGGGATAACAGTTAAGGGCAAGGCTCCGTCTTTTATAAAGAAGGAGGAAATGCGTGCCATTGTTTTAGGGACCATTACCGTTATGGCATACCATGGTTATTATTTGAAACGCCCCCAGGAGCCGGTGGTGGTTAGCATCTCCTACAGCGACAGGACTCTAGGCCCAAACAGGTTGACGGGCGGAAAAAATGGAGGTTGGGCCATGCGCGGAGTTGGCTATTGCGTGATTAGCGGAAGGGTTCGCAATAAGCCGGCATTTACCACCCTTTTAATCCACGAAACAATTCACCTGTGCGCCTCTTTTGCAGAGAGTGACGAGTTCATTGTTTCAACAATGACAGACCGACTTAAACCCTCAATTATCGAGGTGGCCGATGCGCTGGCAAGCAACACTTACCGGAGGGCAGCCTTTATGGCACACACCAAGCCGGGAATGGCATACCACAAAGAACCCGGGCGAGATTGCTACAATGACGACCAGTGGCGCAACAAGGCGACAACGAAAGGGACAAAATCCAAATGACACGGAGAACAATGTTAAAGGTGTTGGGGGCAACCACACTCTCCCCCCTCTGCCTGGAGGCTAAACCGGGCAAGGACTACCAAGTTAAGTGTGGCAAAGAGGTTGCCAAGCAGTTAAGGGAGTGGGACGGGTACACGGTCAACGGGCAGGGTGTGGAGTTGGACGTGGACGAGGTTGACAACCTTTACCACTTGGCAGAAGCCCGGGGGTGGTGGAACAGTTACGAGCAACGCCCCCATGGCGGACATTGGCAAGCAGCAAACCAAACCCCGGAGGCCCGGGAACAGTACAAGGCATTGAGCCAGGAACTAGACGAGTTGCAGTTGTTCATTGCCTTACAAAAGAAGGGAAACCCATGAATGAACAAGCTACAACAACGTGCTTCAATTTGGCCGGCTTTTTCCATGAGGGAATGCCGGCGGCAATTAACGAGTTCCTTGGCGTTGAGGCAATCGGGAGGGAGTTGATTGTTACCATCCAAAACAAAGAAGGGACACGGGCGGCGGACTTGGTGTTTACCAACGTGGAGGCCAAAAGACCGGACCCCATTATAATAGACGGGGGCATGGTGGAGTGGGGTGTGTCAGGCGAGGCAAAGGGCAACCACCTTAACTAACGTGGCTAAAAAACCAATCAAGTGCCCCGAGTGTGGTGCCAAGTTGAACCTTGGCAGTCTCATGGGGAGCAGGACAAGCGAGGCCAAAAAGGCATCATCCCAAGCTAACGCAAGCAAACCTCCCAAACCGGGGGCACGTCCAAGGGGCAGACCTCGCAAGGTGGATATTTGAAACACACCATTCCGCCCCTACAATCGCCACTAAATGGCGGCGACTGTACCGACAATAGAACCGTATGAGTTAATTGCCGGGGACACCCTCAAGTTTAACAAGACCGTGGTGGACTACACCCCGGGCGATGGGTGGGCCTTGGATTATTCATTTAGAAGCGACACCGGCACGGGGTTTGACATAAGCGCAACCGGCAACTCCTCCGCCGGTTATTTTGCAGTCAGCGTTACGGCGGCGACTACCGCCAATTACACTGCCGGCACCTATGCTTGGCAAGCCTACTCCTCCAAGTCCTCGGAGCGTTACCTTGTTGACTCGGGCAAGTTGGTTATCAAGGCCAACCTCAATGCCCTAGCCACTTCCGCCACTACAGACCAACGGACCCACGCAAGGGTTATGGTTGAAACCATCCGGAGTGTTCTGGAGGGACGCGCCGGCTCCGACCTGGAGAGTTACAACATTGGTGGACGTTCAATTAATAAAATCCCCATCCAGGAATTGGCGGACCTCCTGCAACGTTACGAGGACAAGTTAAAACTGGAGGAGGCCAAGCGGCAGACGGAGAACAAGCACGGCACCGGGAGACTCGTAAAAGCAAGGTTTTGAACATGGGTTTAGTTGATAAATTAGCCAAGAGGTTTGGATATGTTAAGCCTCAAAAGAGGAGTTACAACGGGGCAAACGTTTCCCGGCTAACCAGTGATTGGTTAAGCCCATCCACAACGGCAGACGAGGAGATTAGGAGGGACCTAAAAAAACTCCGGGGACGCTGCCGGGAGTTGGAACGGAACAATGATTATGTCCGCCGCTACCTGGACGGCATGGAGAACAATGTACTCGGTGCCCATGGGATTGGTTTGCAGATGAAGGTGATGGACCAACCGGGGCACCCGGACCGATTTGCCAACTTTGCTATCGAGAAGGCATGGAACACATGGGGCAGGGCAAACAATTGCACACCCACTGGCAAAATGACATGGCGAGATTTTCAACGTCTTGCCCTTCGCAGTTGTGCCCGGGACGGGGACGTGTTGGTCCGCATGATTCGCGGATACCGCAACCCCTTTGGATTTGCCTTGCAGATAATCGAGGCGGACCGTCTTGACTCGGAACACAACCAAGCCTTGCCAGATGGTAACGAGATAAGGATGGGGGTGGAGGTGGACCCATTTGGAAAACCGGTTGCCTATCACATTTTAGAATCCCACCCCGGGGACACCTATGCAGCAAGCTACCGCAAACGGCATCGCATACCGGCCAACGAAATAATCCACATATTTAACCAGGAGAGAATTAGCCAAACCCGTGGAGTCCCCTGGATGGTTAGTGCCATGACCAGGTTACAACAGTTGGCCGGCTACGAGGAGGCAGAGGTGGTTGCGGCCCGAGTTTCAAGTTGTAAGATGGGGTGGTTGCTCAAGGAAAACTCCGAGGGATACACCGGGGAGGAGGACCCGGCGGACCTCAACGTTTTGATGGAGGCCGAACCTGGAACCATTGAAGAATTGCCAAGCGGCATGAAATTCCAGGAGTGGAACCCTTCCCACCCAACGACAGCTTACAAGGACTTTGTTAAAACCTGTCTCCGTGGCATCTCCGCCGGCCTGGGTGTTTCTTACAATATGTTGGCAAATGACCTGGAGGGTGTGAACTATTCAAGCATCCGGGCAGGGGTGTTGGAGGAGAGGGAACACTTTAAGAAAGTCCAACAATGGTTTACCGATTCATTTGTTAGCCCGGTTTTTGAGTCCTGGTTGGAGTCAAGCATATTGGCAAACCATTTCCCATTTAACATAAATCGGTTTGACAAGATGAATGCCCCGCAATGGAAGCCGAGACGGTGGGCATGGGTGGACCCTCTCAAGGATTTGCAAGCCAATGTCCAGGCAGTTGAGGCCGGGTTAAAATCTCGCCGGTCCATTGTTGCCGAGAGTGGGGGAGATGTGGAGGACGTGTTTGACCAAATTGCAATGGACAAACAATTGGCCGAGGAGAAGGGGTTGGCCTTTGGCGACGATTTGAAACAGCAACCCGAAACCGTACCCTTGCAATCAGATGAGTGAAGTAAAAGAAGAACGGCACTTGGTGGATGTCCAAGAGGATGCCACCACCTTGACCATCATCATGGAGAAGAACCCCCCGGAACCGGAAGGCATCACCGAGGGGGACGATTCAGAAGAGGGCGGCGGGGAGAACGCTGCCGACGAGGAAAAAGACCAACACCGTGCCGCCATGGTTATGGCACACCGTTCCGTCCAGGCAGAGGCGCGAGCATTGGAGGAGGACAACGTTGTGGAGTTGGCCTTTAGCTCCGAGATGCCCGTTGAAAGGGACGGTTTCATGGAAGTCCTCGACCATTCCGAGGGCAGTGCAGATTTATCCCGTTTAAACAACGGGGCACCACTTTTGTTAAACCACAACACCGATGACCAGATTGGTGTGGTGGAGAGTGCCAGGGTTGACGAGGACAAAGTGGGACGTGCAGTTGTGCGTTTCTCCAAGTCCGAAAGGGCACAGGAAATTTACCGGGACGTGAAAGATGGCATTAGACGCTTGGTAAGCGTTGGCTATTACGTCCTCAAGACGGTACGGGAACGAGCAACGGATGGGCTGGATACCCTCCGAGTAACGAGTTTCCTCCCTCTAGAGCTATCCGTTGTGCCGGTGCCAGCGGACCCCTCGGTTGGAGTTGGCCGGGGTGTAGAAGTCGAACAACCACAACAAAAGGAAAACATTATTATGTCACAAGAAATAAAGGAAAAAGAAACTCCTAACGTTGAGGTTATCGCGGAGAACACCCGTAATGCCGAGTTGAAACGTTCCAAGGAGTTAACGGCACTTGGTGCCCGTTACAATTGCATGGATGACGCGCACAATGCCATCCAAGACGGCAAGACTGCCGGGGAGTTTTCCCGGTGGATTTTGGACAACCAACTCAAAACCGAGCCTGTCCAGGACAAGGGTGAAATCCTTGCACCTCGGGAGGAAAAACGTTTCAGCCTTTGCAATGCCATTGCTGGTTATTTAAAGGACGGACGTTTTGGTGGTTACGAGGCAGAGGTTAGCGAGGAGGCACAAAAGCGTTACGGTAGAGTTACCAGCGGTTTGTTAATCCCCAACGACCTCCAAGTCCGTGATATTACTGCCGGGTCAAGTTCCGGTGCGGATACGGTTGCAACCGTGGTGGACTCAAACTTTGTTGACCGTTTGAGCAACATGGTTGTGGTGGAACAAGCCGGGGCAACAGTCCTCTCGGGACTCCAAGGCAACGTGGGCATTCCCCGCTTGACCACTGGCAGCACCGGTTATTGGGTAGCGGAAACAGGTTCACCCACCGAGTCTAGCCCGGTGTTTGACCAAATCTCGTTAACCCCGAAACGGTTAAGCGTTCACATTGATGTGTCCAAACAACTCATGGTCCAATCCACTTTGGATATGGAAAATGTGTTGCGCAACGACATCCTCAAAGGCTTGGCCATCGCCGAGGACGCTGCCGCCATCGTTGGTGGTGGAACCAATGAACCCTCCGGGATTCTTGACACCTCGGGCATTGGCAACACCGGCACCGGGCAAACGTTGAGCTATTCCGAGCTTTGGGCTTGCATCAGCGAGGTTGACCAGGACAACGCCCTTATGGGCGATTTGGCTTGGCTAACATCCGCCAAGGGACGCGCAGCACTGGCAACCACCGAGGTTGCAAGTGGTACGGCAAAGTTCCTTCTGGACAATGATGGAAGGGTGGCGGGTTCTCCGTTGTTTGTTTCCAACAACGTCCCGGATACCCACGGAACGGGAAGCGACGGTACGGCATTCATTTTCGGCAACATGGCCGATTTGATTATCGGACGTTGGAACGGTGTGGAAGTCCTGGTGGACCCATACACCTCCGCCCATTCCGGGATTGTTAGACTTATCGTTTCTCTGTTTACGGACATTGCGGTCCGCCATGCGGAGTCATTCAGTAAGTTTGATTGCGACCTCTAAACGGTTAAATAGTTAGTGCATGGGGGGAGGGGGTTATCCTCCTCTCCCTTTTTTAATTTAAGATGAGCCTGGTATCACAACTGCAAACCGACTTTGAAAATGTCCGGGCTGACTGGACCACCACCTTTACGTTTGGGGGCACCTCCTACACCGGATACCTGGGGGAAGTGTCGGAGGAGAACAACTTGGAACCGGGTGGGTTAATCCCGGATTTCTCGGTGGAGTTAACAATTAAAGCGGCTGACTTTACCACGCTCCCGGACATTGGCGATACCGTAACAATCACCGCCACCCATGACACCCGGCTAAACAGCAAGGTGTTTCGCATCCATGCCCGGGCATTGTCGGACGGCAAGGTGGTTTCCTACCAGATGGCAGGATTAAACGAATAACATGGCATCACCATACAACAACGTTGACTCCAAACTGGAGTTAGCAATCAAGGAGGTAATTGAGGAGTCCAGTTTTTGGTCCACTTACTCCGCCGACTACGATGCCTTGACCGGCATAAACGATGGTGCTTATGAGAAAAACGGGATTGTCTGTTTTGCCGAGAGTGCCGAGGAGAGGCTGGTGGGGACGGGGTTGTGGTCTGTTCGCATGGTGGTAGAGATTAGGAGCAACGTGGACGCTACCAGTTCCGCCGCCACACACCGGACACTCCTGGCCAACATCCGGGACCTGTTCATGGATGACGGGATAACCACCACCCTGGATGCAACGGACCAGACGATTAGGACAAGCGGGGTGTTCGGGTACCGATTCACCCAGGGAGTGGAGGACCGGTTTCTGGTTGGGACGGTGAGTTTCGACGTTGTTGCCAGTGCCTTCTAAATTCTCCATTGATGATGGGGCATTTTATGGCTCCGTGGATAAACTGGTTGAGGAGACCGGTTTAGCAACCAAGGAAATTTTAAGATTAACCGGGCGGCACCTGGTGGAGACTGCCCTAAAGGTTACGCCCCCACACTCGGGCAACATGTCCGTGGCGCACTCCGAAAAGGGAGGCCAACAAAAAGCCCAGGGACTTCAAAACATCCAAACCGACATCAAGAGGGTGGTGGGTGTTCTCAAAGAATTAAAACTCTACCAGGACCCCAAGATAAAAAAACTGATTAGTAAGGGGGAGTTGAGGGTGTTGTCCCGCATCATTGGCCGGGAAGTAAGCAAGACCATACCGGGCAATTTCCATGAGAGATTTAGGAACAAGCGGGGACGCATAAACAAGACCACCGGCAAGCAGTTGTTTGTAATAAACAAGACCGAGCGCAACAAGTATATCAAGGATGTTGCAACCCGGTTGGGCCGGTACAAAGCAGGGTGGAACAAGGCAGCCCGAGGGTTAAAGGCCAGGGGCAACAAGGGGTGGCCGGCCTGGGTGAAACGGCATTCCGGGCGGGGTTATATCAAGGACAAGTCCAGTGGGTTCAATTTCCCCGGGCAGGAAATAACCATTGCCAACCTAATGGACTATGCCAGTGGCAGGGGGGCAACCACCAGGTGGATGAAGTATGCCTTGGACCAATCCATGGACCTAATGAACCGGTATTTTGAGAAACGTTTAAAGTACCGAATGGAGAAGGCTTTTAACAAATCCGGGCGCAAAATTTGAAACGCCCCCGATAAGTCTTAAACTATCTGAATGGCGACCTTTAATGGTAAATATGTGGTATGGGGCGTTAACGGAATAACTGCCACCGGTTTTGACGGTTCGGCGGAACCGTGGGCAACTGCCAAGGGTGAGGTTCAGAGTGTTTCGGTATCCAATAACTCCGATGTTGCAGAGGTGAAGAACGGCAACGGGGAGGTGTCCTTGTTGGTGTTCAGTAACCAGAACCGGGAAACATCCATCGAGGTGGTGCCCAGTTCAACAACCCTCAACACGGTGCAGGGAGACATTGAGAAGCTACTGCCGCCATCGGGCACCCTTATTACCCTGGTGGAGAGTGACGAACACCTAACAACCCTGGACGGGGACACTGACACGGTTAAAGAAACTGACGGAGCCGGGGTGTGGTCTTACATGAGTGGGGAGCTATCACGTTCCAACGATGCCGAGGCCCGTATAAGCATGGTGCTTAAACAGTATGCCGGGTGCGACCTGGATGCCACCTTGACCTAATAATGTGCAGTCATTCCATGACACGATTGTCCCGGACACTTATGAGGTTCTCGGCATAAGGCTCCGCCCCTTTAGCTTGGGGCATTACATACTACTTGAGAAAAACGCTTGTGCGTTACTCCTGGGGGGTCCCGTCACTGTCATAGATTTTGCCGCTGCCGTTGTTATCTGTTCCTCCACCTTTGAGGAGTTCTTGGAGGCTCAAGCGTCCGGGGCAATAACAAAACACACCAAGCGACTTGCCAAGGTTTGTCAGGAGATAGACTTGGAAAAGGAAACCCAATTTCTCCGGGAGTATCTGGAAGAAGGGGTGCAGGGTCCGAGCTATTGGTTCAAGGACAAGGGCAAAAACCTTGAGACACCCTTGGCCCAGGTTATCCGGGTGCAACTCCATAGCAAGACCAACCTAACCGAGTCCGAGATTATGAACCGGCCTTTCGCAATGAACCTTTGGGACATCGTAACCCTTGGGGAAATGGACGGCAGCCTCAACTTAAAGACCGAGGCGGATGATGAGGCAAAGAAGAAGGCGGACGAATTTGGAGAGAGGTTTGCCAAAATGGAGGCAGAACGGGAGGCCAACCAAATAAGGAACAACTAAAATGCTCGCCCAACTCGTTGCCAAACTCGGACTGGATGCCAAGCCCTTTAACCAGGGAATGAGCAAGGTTTCCGGGTCCATGAAAAAGTCCGGGAGGAAAATGGCATCTAACCTCAAGGGACAACTTGCCGGGGTGTTTGCCCTGGGCTTTTTATCCAAGGCTAGTTCCGAGGCGTTACAGTTTGCCAAAGACGTTAAAACCTTCTCCCACCAAATCGGGTTAACAACGGACGAGTTCCAAAAAATGGACTACCTCTTTAAGACGGTGGGAGCAGACACTAACGATGTGGTTGATGCCTTTGGGACTTTGGCGGATAAAATGCACGATGCCATAGGTGGGTCCGAGGGGGTCCGGGAGGACTTCAGGTTGATTGGGTTGGAGTCTGGCAAAATGAAGAACCTAACGGCAATGGAGGCCCTTTATGCCTTTGCCGATGCGGCAGCCAAGACCGATGACAAATCCCGGGTGTTAACTGCAACCATTCGCACCTTTGGCGATGACCTGGGCCGGCGAGTGTTACCCCTTATTAGCGAGGGGTCCGAGGCTTTGCGGGAAATGGCGGCAGCCTCCGGGGATTTTGCCATTAGCGAGGAGTCCATTAATTCTCTAGATGATGCCTCCAAGAAACTAGCGGCACTGACTGCCGCCAATCGCTCATGGTTTGGGGAGTTCCTGGGCAACCTAACCGGTTTTGCCACCGGTTTTGTTGAGGTGTTCAAGGGGTTAATCATTGCCCCCATCTCCGGGTATATAACGGGTTTGGGTGCCATAATGGCTAACATATCAGAAGGCAACTGGGACGTGGGTTTTTGGGAGTCGTTTGGCGGCGGGATGGAGGCGGTTTGGGATGACATAGAAAAGAACCGAGTAGCCCGAGAAAAGATGCTTGCCGACGATAAGAAACCGGAGGGCAAATTTATTGGCCAGGGGTTGGATTTCAAAATGGAGGCGGAGATTAAAGCCTTGGAGAAACAAGTTCAGAAACGCAAGGAGGCATTGGGTTTTGCCAAGCTAACCACCGCCGAGCAGCAAGCCCAACTTAAACTCCAAAAGGAACAAGCCGAGGCAGAGATTAAGGCACTCCGGGAAACCGGGAAACCGGAGGACAAAAAGAAGGCATTGGAGTTGGAGATGAAAGCGATGGAGGCTGCCGGCAAACTGTCCAAGTCCACCGCTGGCGGTGGTGCTTCCCGCTCGATGACATCCGCCCAACAAATCGGTGCCCTGGTTCGTTCTCCCCAAGGCTTAATCAATTTGGCTAAACAGCAACTCGTCCAACAAAAGGCAATCGCTGCGAACACCAAAGCAACTGCCTCCGCTAAATCGGGGGATTCTATTTATCCCAATTAAAAAATGGCAACAGTAGTAGGCAAAGGCACATATAGGAGAACAGGCAGACGCTACTCTTGGAACAAGCAGAGCGGTTGGCAATCGGAAGTGCGGTACGAGGGGGAGGCCAGTGCCGTCCGCAAACTAATTTCCCGGTACGCCCCCCGTTGCGATGATGTAACTTATGACACTAACGGAGCCACCGCCACCCTAACTGCCAGGATTAACCGGGACACCACCGGAGGGGGTGGGGGAGATAATAACGCCGATGTAACCACCACCTGGGAGTTGATTGGGCAGGACACCCAAAAGGACATCCGGGAGCATTGGCGATTGCACTCCCTTAACCCTAACACCATCAAGGACATTGAAAAAAAGGCGGCGGAGTGGGGGGATGATACCACCAAGGATTATGACACGGACGCATTTGATGTTGCCATTCACACCGGCAGCGGCACCACAACCAACACCTCTGCCTGGACCGATAACGCCAAGTTTTTTTTCTTCATGCTAACCAAGGGTCAGGAGTCTTACATTGAAACGGAATACGTTATTCGCAAGACGGAGTTGGTGGCGAGCGACTATCAACGCGCCATGGCAACGACAGGGGTTAACTACCTTTGGACCACGGCAAAACTAACAACTGCCGAGGGCATCCCGGCCATGATACAAGCCACCTTGTCCGAGATTCCCACCCCAATATTTACGGTGGACGGTGACATAAGCGGCACCGGGTACACCTACAAATGGTTATGGTTGAAAAAGTCCCCGCAAATCACCCAGGTTGCCGGCGGCAAGTTTGAGCGCAACCAGGAATGGCAGTTAAACATTTGGCCCAACTTCCTTTACCCGGAGGCCTAACATGGTGCGCGTCCCGGCAAAACTAAAAGGTAATGGACCCGAGGCAGCATGGCACAACCAACTGCGCGAGGTGATTTTGTCACTCCTGCCGGTTGGGTCCTCCAATACCAACTACAAGCGCACAACCCGGGGCACCGTCCGGGAAGGTAAGGGCGGCGGCAGTGGGAGCGGAGGGAGTGGCAAAGCGGTTTGGCTTTAGACTTTTTAACCGGCAACGAGCAACCCACGGCAGACCGGATGAATCTGCTTTGGGACGAGGCGGACACCATCATTGACAAGGCAATGGATGGTAAATCCACCTACCTCCTATTTAATGGGGCGGTGGATTCGGATTGGGTGGACTACCTCCTCACCGGCAAGGAGTTTTGGTTTTACACGTCAAGCCAGCACCAGAGCGATGACCTCTCCGTCATTTACCCCATTTATTCATCCCTGCCGGCAACACATGACCAGGCAACAATTGACTCGGCAGTAAGTGCGGCAACCTACACTTATGACTCCGGAGGCTGGGCATTGTCTGCCACGGACATTGCCATTGACCAGACCTTAAAAGCCCACACCGTTACCGACAGTGGCAACACTTATTATGTGTGGGATAAGGGGCAGCCGGCACCGGAGAAACGTTGGAAATATGCCGTTGCAGAGATTTTGATTGGCAACGCCAGCGGCAACGTCTTTGAGTTCCCGGACACCTATGATAAGTACAACGCCTTTAAACTCCACAACCTAACGGGCAGCCAAATCACGTTTTATTTTGGCACCTCCTCCAGTTATAATTACAGCCTTACCATTCCTGCGTATTCCCAAAAATGTGTCCGCCGGGATTCTGTTACTGCCGGTTACGATTCCAGTTATAAATATTTTTTTAAGTGCAAAAAGAATGACCCAAGATTTTTGGCCTTTGATTCCCACACCGGGAGCGTGGCTCAAACCATGCGAGCCAATAACATTACCAATGCCTCCTACCTCTACAACATTATGGAGTTTGTTGGGCAACATGATTTGGTCCAGGAGTCGGTCAGGCAAACACACCGCATCACATTTGAGCCAACCCAATGCGTGGACATTGGCGGCGAGTATGCAACTGCCGGTTATGTTCCAACAGTCAACGACTCTGCCAAGGTTGCGGAGTTAGCCTTTCACACGGGGGACTTGAGTTATTACCGGGCAACCGATGCCACCAGCACCCCGGAGATTGGCACCATAGAGTTTGACGGTTACAGCAACCTCGCAACTGCATTAACCACCGCCGGCCTGGGGTCCTCCACGGTGCTTAATAAGTTCACAATAACCAAGTCCGCCTCCAAATTGTATTATTATGTGTGGCAAAAAACCACGAACCTCTTGACCTACCAGGACCAGTTTAGAACGTTAGACTTGGGGAGTGGTTCTAGTGATGTGGCACTGGAAACAAAATTTTATATGCCCCCGGTTTTTACCCATCCTCAATACCTCCACAACTACCAGTACAGGGGCAACGACTCCTCCTCCTATGCTGCACACACCAAGACGGTTGGCACCCTTAAAACCGACCTAACAACCCACCTTAACAGCACCCCCACGTTAAGCAGTAAAGAGGTTAAGTTGACCACCGAGGGACCCATTCTTTTTTGGCATGAAGCTTGGCCGGTAAACAATTGGTTCACCGGGTTTATGCGGTCCCATTACACATCCATTAATTTAAGCGGCGGAACTGCTTACGTTGAACTGGACCAGGATTGGCCGGTGGCCACCAACAAAACTTGGCCGAGCCTTAAAACCAGTGAATACCGGGCCGGTTGGCCGAGTATGTGGAAGGGTTCAGTTTTTAACGGAACAACCGGAGGCAGGAGGCATTCAACCGATGCCCACAAGTTCCACCGGTTATTTGAGGGTCCACGAAAGCCAAGGCTATACGAAACCACCTCCGGGAATTATCCACACCTGGAAATTAACAACGACCCGGCTGGACCCAACGGGGTGGATTTCACGCAAAACAAGACCGGCACTTTAACCACCACCGGCATTGCCCACCAAACCAACGACATTGATATTGGAGTGGAGGCGTTTTCTGCCGGGGACACGGATGTCCCAAACTATCCCCGGACCGTGATAGCGGATGGGGCAAAGAACCTGGAGGACACAAACTCCACCTCGGCAACTGCCGCCGAGATTGTCTCCGCCGTTTTCGGGAACCCAACCGAGTATTGCCGGCTTAATCTGCTCAAGGAACATTACAACGACCTGGTTAACGTCTGTAAGGCGGCAACCAAGATTCGCCCCCTCTGCATTGATGAGGTTTACTTTGGCAACAAACGCCCCATGGCCCAGGGTAGTTACCTGTTTAACAACTACCTGGCACCCCGGGAATGTTATGCCGGTTTTACAGACGGGTCCAGTGAGGAGGACCTGTATAATAATTTGGGTGTGACAATCCGGGACGAGACGGATGCCCCCATGGTGGATGTTTACGCCGATGCCTTGACCGGAGATGATACCACCATGGAGGCTTGGCATTGGGTTAAGATTGCGGACGTTCAATCCCGGGCGACTGCCTTGGGCTTTAAGTTCCGCCTGGAGGAGCAAGTAATACCCATGCGTTACTCCACCACGGCAACCCGGTTTTTTGCCACCACGGCAGTTGATGCCAGTTGTGAGTGGAAATTTAGGGCAGCCGCTGGGGTTATCAGTGGCAGCACCTACATTAACACATTAACCCAAAACAATTACACTATCGGGCTACATTACACGGGGTCCACCACCACCACCGATGCCAACCGGGCAATCCTATTTCACCTATACGATGACTCCAGGACGGCAAGCGGCAACCGGGCGGATTTTGCGGAAAGTGAAATAGGCAACTCGGACGGGGCAACCTTTGGGAGTGACGCAATCCAGGACCTAACGGCAGACGTTAATTTTGTCACTCCCACCGAGACAACCAAGCATTACCTCCATTTTTGCCAGGTAAACCCTCCCGTAACCCACACCGCTTAATTTGAAACCCCAAAAATCTTTGGCACAATCCTCTTGTGGCAAACTTGCTCAAGCTTTTTGTTGACCTCCAAAATGACGAATTAGTAACGTCAGCGGTTGACTCCACACCGCTTAACATCCCGGCATTTGTCCAGGGGGACCAGATACCGGTGGAGGTTTATTTATTGGTCCCGGATGAGTCCGGTGGGTTCTCCTCCCAGTTTACCACCCTTAACGACAATCTAACGGTTAAGATTGGCCTGGTATCTCCCTCCTCGGCAACCTCGGCAACTGCCTATTCCAGTGCCACCCTCTCCCGTAAATATCGGGTTGGGGCAGCCAAACCCGTGGATGGGGGCACCGGTTACACGCTTAACGACGAGTTACAACCCCCCCTCGGTGCCGCAAGCGAGGACCCTGTTCTTATTGTTAAAGGAGTGGCGAGTGGTGTTATTACCGAGTTAGCGGTTAAAGCGCGGGGGATTTATGCCACCAAATCGGACTCGGCCTTGAGCCTAACGGATTATGTGGTGGCATCCACCACCTCGGGAGGGACTTGCCGGGTGGATTGGGAAACATTCCACCAGGGCACCCTTGACCTCAACACGGCAGGGGTAAACAACACCCTCCTCCTGGGAGACTCCAGTCCGGTGGCAAGTGCCACGGCAACCCTGGAGATAGAGATAACCGGCACCTCCATTGCCCGGACTCCCATTCAAAAAACGGTAACGGTTAAGGCAGACGGGATTAAGAGTGGAACGGGTAACAGCACCAGTGCCGCCGGTTATGTGAGGTTGGAAAAAACAACCGTTACCGGGTCTGCCTCCATGGACTCCCTTGCCCTGGGCAACTCCAGTTTTATCCAGTTGAACAACACGGGTTTTAGCGGCAACGCAACCCTGGACGGCATAGCAGGGGGAGCGGACGGGTATTATTTAAACATATTCGTTAATGCCTACTCCCCAACCCAAACACTGACAATAAATGATGACAATTCCGCCGAGGCCGGGGATGGCATTAAGATAAACGACACCTCCCTGGTAATTACCGGGGACGGGGTGGTCCAGTTGCTTTACGAGGGGGACGAGGGTGCTTGGCAAGTGATGAGTGCCCGGGACACCAGCGGCGCGGAATAATTTGAAACAGACACTTTTAAGGAGAAAATAACGACATGGCGGAGATTAGCATAACGGACGGATACATAACCAGTGCAAGTGCCGATGATAACACGGCACTCGGTGCCAGTAGTGTCCAGGCGGACACCCTTATTGTGGTGGCGCATAAGGCAAGCGAAACGGAAAACGCCGGGACGGTGTACCTACGGAAGGTGGGGGGGACAGTCAAGATACCCCTGGAACCCGGGGACGTGTTGAGCATCACCGGACCCAACGGGGAGGAATTCACTTTGGCACAATGGGAGATTTGCAACGTCACTGCCGGGGACGGGTGTGGCTATGTTGCAATTGACTATTCGCCTTACGGTTAAATCTAATGTCTAATTTTCAACTCTACAAAAAAGCAATAAGTGCCACCGGCACGACCGTCGAAAACGAGCCAATCATCAAATCCGATGGTGCGAGTTCCAACGTGATGCAATGGCTCTCCAACGACGAGAGTAGCAACGTCACGATAAGCGAGGACGACAGCAACAATTTAGACTTGGTTGTGTCGGCTGGAAACGTAGGCGTGGGAGCAACGCCAAATGCCAACTGGAGTGGAACGGGAGTTACGCTGCAATTGGGCAACACGGCGCATATGACGTCATCGAACGACTGGCTGTATAACGGCAGTAACTACTATTACAGCAACGCGGACGCAGATAGATGGAGGTATGCCACCTCCGCTGCGGCAACAAAGCACACACAAGGCGCGGGGAGTCACACATTTTCTGTCGCAGCCAGCGGGGTAGCAGACGCAGCAATAGATTGGACAGACGCACTCACCATCTCAAGCGCGGGCCTCGCGACCTTCTCGAACGGGATTGCAGTCACCGGCAACATAACAGCACCAACCAATCCGGCGTTTAGCGTTAAACTGTCAACAAACCAAGTTAACATTGCAACCACCGGCGTAGCCACGGTCTTATTCGACACAGAGAGGTTTGACCAAGGCGCAAATTTTAACACCGGTACTTATACTTTCACCGCGCCGGTAACGGGCACGTATCAGTTGAGTGCCCATTTACGACTCGACAATGTTGATATAGCTGCGACTTTTTATCAGGTTACTATCGTCACCAGCAACAAGTCCTACTGTTACACCGTTACGCCGCTATTTACGTCCGATGCCAGTTATATGTCCGCAGCTTTTTCTGTTCTGGCTGATATGGACGCAGCCGACACGGCGTATGTAACAGTAGCCCAATCGGGCGGAACGTCGCAAACTGACATCGAGTCAATCGAATCATTTTTCAGCGGCTTTCTTGCGTGTTAAATTTTTGAAATAGAACATACGAAATATTATGGTAATAGCAGAGCGAACATTAACGGCAACCGAGGAATCGGTTTTGAAGAACGACCTACTCGACCCGCAAGATTGGGTTGCGAGGGCGATTGACGGCAAAGTGGCAAACTGCACCAAGCGAATCATTGCGGAGTGGTTGCCCAAACTGTACGCCGACGAATCGGTGACACAAATCCCCGCAAGCGAGGATGATGTTGTCGCCTTGATTGTTGCGCGGGACGATTACAAAAATCGTGCCGACAGAGACGCAGCGGCAGCACCGGCAGCGGAGGAATCAGAATGACGGTTAAAGCAGTCGCTAATGCGGTGTGGACACCAGAACTGCTGTCCGCGTATGTTGCTATTATTACAGCAGCAGCGGCAGCACCGGCAGCACCGGCAGCGGAGGAATCTAGCGAGGAAGAATCTGATGCCAGCGAATGAGTGACGAACAGACAGTCACCATCGACGGCACGGAATACAAGGTGAACGACCTTTCAAAAGACCAAGTGCGATTTGTGAACCACGTTGCAGACCTTGACCGGCAACTGGCACAACTTGGGATGAATGCGGAACAGGCACAAGTCAGTCGCAATCATTTTATGGGGTTGTTGAGCGAAAGCCTGAAAGCAGCAACGGACCCGTAATGTTTGAGGTTAAGACCAAAGCAACCAAGGACCTGCCCATTAGCGTGGTGCAGGTGCAGTTGGTGGGTGCCCATGAGTTTGGTATGACTTTTGAGGCTACTGGTTTTGAGGTTAAAACCTGGACGGAGGGAGAGGGTGAGGAAGCGCAAACCCTTTCCAAGCGCAACCCTGTTCCCGTGATACGCCAGAGGATTAACCTGGTGGGGGAGAATTGGGACAAGTGGAAAAAGTCCACCAAGTCGGACAAGGATTATATTGGAGGAATGTGCCTTAATGAAATGGGACTTAAAAGGGGATGAATTGGGGGGACATAAAAGTGGGGGGAGTAACAACATTGGGATGGGTTAGCAACCTCTCCAACATCAACGAGATTTTGACGGCAATATTAACCATGTTGAGCATTGGATATGTTGCGGTTCGTTTAGTTAAGGAGATTAGGAGAAAAAATGGCAAGCGAGAAACAGATTAAACCGGGTTACAAGTCAACCGAGTTTTGGTTGGCTACGGTGGCGGCATTATGTGGCATACTCTTTGCCTCTGGAACTATTGCACCGGAGTCCGGTGGGGACAAGGTGTTGGGCATCGTTGCCGGGGTTTTGGCAAGTCTCGGATATTCAGTTAGCCGGGGCTTGGCGAAAAAGGAGTAACCCCGCCCCAGGGGGCACCATGGCGGAGGCACTTATTGCGGTTGTGGCTGCCCTTGTAACGTATTGGCTCAAGCGCAAACTAAACAAGGAGCAGGACCGAGGGGCATTGTTGGAGGACGCATTGCATGACGTGGACAAGGCAATCAAGGACGGGGACGCGGATGCTGTTAATGCTCGCCTTGAGCGTACTCTTCGCCGGTTGTCACACCGTCACGGTAATAGACGGCAACAAGGTGGTGGAGAGGTTGGAGAAGGGGAAACCCTACACCCCAAACCTTAACGGCTACTTTGTCCCGGATGCCCGGATGCGTGAAATCCTCCAGGAGTTGGAAGGCAAAGCGCAATGACCTCAAGACCCAAACGTCTCCGGGTTTTAAACCTCTCCTGGAAAGTTAAATTTTGCAGCAAACTCGTCCCGGAATCCAAGGAGGCATGGGGTTGGTGTGTGCCGGCGGACCAAACCATTTACATTTGCGAAGCACAACAACCCGACTCCATGGCGGACACGTTTCTGCATGAGGTAATCCATGCCATTATTTATGCCCTGGGGGTGGACCCCAAGGAGGAGGAAAACATTGTTCACCGAGTAGCCACCGGCCTCTGCATGGTTTGGAAGCAAAACCCCTCCGCCTTCCGTTGGTGGCAATCGTTGTTATGAAACGTTTTTTAGCGTTCGGGGATACCCATGGGGATATGGTGGATAAAAACGCCCTGGAGGCCCTTTTACGTTTCAAGAAACACTACAAGCCACACCTAACCGTCCACCTCGGGGATGCCTTTGACTTTCGGGCATTACGGCAGGGCATAAGGCAAACGGAATCGGAAGCACATGAGGACTTGAGAGGGGACACCCTCAAAGGGTTTGAGGTGTTGGAGAGGACCCGGCCCAACGTTCTACTACTGGGAAACCATGACCACCGCATTTACCGGGTGGCAAAGGAACACTCCAACGGACTCGTCCGGGAGGCTGCCGAGAACGGCATTGCCCGGTTGGAGAAGCATTGCAAAAAACTCCGCTGCCAGGTTATCCCCTACCACTACCACCAAGGCATTTACTCTGCCGGGGCACTTCACTTTTTGCACGGGTACACTGCCAACCTCCGGGCAGTGGCGGAACACGCGCAACACTACGGGAGCGGACCGGACTCCTCGGTGGTTATGGGGCACCTCCACCGGGTGGAACAGTCCACCGGCAAACGACACGGCAGGGCGCAAGGTTTCTCGGCGGGATGCTTGGCCAAGTTTGAGTGCATGACCTATGCCGCCCATCGTTTGGCAACATCAATGTGGCAACTGGGGTGGGCTTTTGGGGTGTACGATGAGAAGCACCACCAAGTTTGGTTGGCAACCAGGACAGGGGACAGGTGGGTATTACCTACGGGAGTGGAAACCTTTTGAATGAATGACTGGCAAAAGATTTTGGCAAATGAGTTTGCCCCAAGAGAGTGCCCCCCGGGCTACACATCAACCAAGGAGGTGGCAAAGCTTATGGGGGTTAACCGGAGGGTGGCTTACTGCCGCTTGATTGCCCTGCACGATGCCGGCAAGGTGGAACGGCTAAAAGCAGTTTTGGACCGCAAGGAGTCTTGGGTTTGGAAAAAGACGGATGCCAAAAAAAAGCGGGGCTAAACCTAGTGGTTACATTGGCGTAATTGCCCCAATCAAGGAGGGGCGCAAGTGGGTTCTTAAAAGCCTCTCCGCCGGCATGGTCAACCCGATAGGTGCTAGGTTGCACCGGTTAACCTCCTGGCCTTTAGACTCGGACACATTTAGCACCCAGGAGGAGGCCCAACGGGCAGCGGACCAGGCCAACAATTACCTCGGGGCTAAACTTTAAACTTGCCAAGCGCAAGGACATTCCAAGATGCTCCCCGGCATGGGGCAATCAGATTGGTTTAGGTGGGAAATATCCCAAAGCGACAACCTCACCATGAGCGTGAGACTTTGGCCTATCAAGTCGGACCCAACGGCAAAGGCAATATACACAAACCTGGCAACAATGGGGGAAGTCGTTGACATAATAAAGGAGTGGTACACCACCTTAAAAATAACCCCCTCCAAGTCATCCCAGGAAACCCTTAACTGGATAACCCGGGATAACCTTTCCAAAAAACGCCCATAATAACCACTAAAATGGTGGAGGCGGGGGGAGTCGAACCCCTTGCAGGAGTGTCCGTTTCCCTTTAGTTGTTCCCATATTCCCATATTCATTAATATTTAAGTGCCCCATTGTTTCCCATTGTGCAATTAAGTGTTGACCTATGGGGATAACTCGGGATAACTTCCGCCCGGGTTGTTTAACAGTTTCCAACTAATAATTCTGCCGTCACAGCGTAACAATTCAATGTTTGCGGGGGTATGCTCTAGCTTCTGCCGTCACAACCTACCCCGCCCATGTTACGGATGGAATTTAATTTCAGCCAATGTTTACAAGGCTTGTGACGTTGTGACGGATTCTCGGGGGGGGAGGTGCCGGTGAAGCGAGTCAGGACCAAAGGGAATTACATCTACGAGCAAACCATTAAGGGGGTCCAGTATTATGTCCTTTGCAAATGGGTGGGAGGAAAGAGGCTCAAGGAGTATCACCGGACCAAGAAAAAGGCGGACTCCAGGTTAAAGGCATTGGATTTATCCCGGCAGAATCAGACCCTAAACTGGGAGGCATTAACGGACGCGCAAAAGATTAAGGTCCTCCAGGCAGCCAAGGTGGCGGAGGAGGCAAATGTGGACCTAATGGATGTGGTCCGGGTGGCGGGGAAGAACGGAGGAGGCAAGCCGATAGGTGCCAGGGAGGCAGGGGAGGTTTACATTGAGCAACTGGAGGAGGCAGGGGTGGAACACCTCACCCACCCCCGGGCTGCCGTGCAGCAATTCTACAACCATTTTGGGGACATAAAAATGGACGAGGTTGACCCGTCCGTGGTTCGCAAGTGGGTAGCCAACAACAAGGCTTGGAAGTCTCCCCGGACCAAAAACAACAAGCTAAACGAGTTGGCTAGTTGGTGGCGATTTCTAAAACGCGAGGGGTATGCCGTGGGGGAGAGGAACGTGTTTGCCGCCCCGGACACCGAGGGCAACCAAGGCATTAAGAGGCACAAAATACCGGCGGCAAGGGTGGACATTTTAACGGTGGAGGAGGCAGCCCAGGTGTTGGAGCAAGCCTTTGCCAACCCCTACACCGCTGCCATTGTGGTGTTGGTGCTGTTTTGCGGGGTAAGGACCCAGGAGGCTTGCCGGCTAACCATGGAGGACATCGACCTGGACGATGAGGACCCACAAATTGACATCCCCCCGGAGAAGGCAAAGAAGTTTAGAAACGGCAAGACTGCCGCCCGTTACATCACTTTAACTGCGTTCCAAGTGGGGTGGTTACGGGCAGCATTTGAGGCCGGTGGAGTATTGCCGGTGGACCCCAACACCTACCAGAAACACAAGGGAGGCAACCGGGAATATGAGGACAAAACATGGACAGTATCCGAGACGGGGCAGACCAAAACCAAGACCATCCGGGATGTTCCCGCCACAATCCCCCTGTTAAAGAACCGGCCAAACGTCCTCCGCCACACCTATTGCTCGTATCATTTATGCGCCTTTGAGGACATTGGTAAAACCTCCCATTACGCCGGGAATAGTCCCACGGTTATAAAATCAAACTACTTTGAAAGAGTTAAACCCAAGGTGGCAAAAAGGTTCTGGAATATCCAACCAAATAAAAAGTTTTAAAAAATGGTAAAAAAAGGGTTGACGGTGGAATCCACCGGGGTTAATTGTCTCTCCGTACATGACAAAGGCAGGAACAACGGAGGGTCGCCATTCCTAATATACGGGATGACAAAAAGGCAGCCTTACGCGCCTGGATTTGGGAGACTGACATGGAAGTCCTCAAGGCAGTTGCGGAAGAGCATGGACTAACTCGGACCGAGTTGGTGGAGTTTTTGATTGGGGAGTTAAGAAAAAAGGAACCAAAGGACATTCAAAAATGGAAGAACAAGAAAAAATAAAGGGGGCGCAATTATCCGCCCATCACATTGTAACAGATAACATGGCCGAAAGGGTCCAACGGACCCTCACCTTTAAACAGGCTTTTTGGCTAGGCGCGGGGTTGGCAGTTTTTGTGTGTCTATCAACGTGGGCATCCACCAATTACCATAATTGGCACGTTGGCAGCGTTTTCCATGGGGGGCACTCTGTTAAGGAATTGATTGAGCAAGCTTGCGATGGCTGCCGTTCCGCTGACCGCGCAACCATTAACGGACTGATTGCCGAAAAGGGAGCATGGCAAACTAGGGCAATCAAGGCCGAGGACACGTTAGAAAACAAGGCATGGCTGGACGAAAATTGGCAAATAGCCTTGGGGCTAATCCATGATAACTCGCTATGTCTTGAGCGTTCTAAAATTAGGAATAGCCTGGAGTTTAGGGATTGGAACCCAGCACTCCGGGGTGGATTCATAGACACGGCAGTTGATGCCGGTAAAATGGAGGTTTTGCAGTGGATAACATGGCAAGCAGATTGGGAGAAGGCAGCCGGCATTAAGGCTCAAGGCATCAATGAAAAGTTGGGGAGCGAGATGCTTACCATCGACATAATTAAGGGACAAGGTGGGCAATAGTTTTTTGGTTAATATGATAATAGAAACTCAACATTTAGGCATACGGATAAACGAGACGTTAAAGGGGCAGTTGGAGGCAATTGCAACGAAAGAGGACCGGAGCGTTTCCTCCGTGGCACGGATTGCGATTGAGAAGGGCCTCCCCTTTTTTACCAAGGGTGGAATCCACCGCCCCCCAAAAAAAACAACTAGGGTGGAATCCACCTATCGCAAGCGATGACTTACAAGGAGGCAGCGGATTATTTAGGTGTGCCGGTTAGCCGGCTCCGGAGTTGGGTCCGGGCAAGGGTAATTCCCGTGGTCCGTTATGGCTATAGGACCCACCGATTTAACCGAATTGATTTAGACAAATTTAGAGAGGAAAGAACCATTCAAGTAAAAGCATGAGACAAGCAACATTAACGGTGGCGTTAGTTGCCGCCCAAAAACCAAGCAAGGTTTCCAACGTTTTCCAATTGGAAAACAAGCGGAAAAGAGTGGAACGGATGGGGGACTCCCTGGTGTGTAAGGTGTGGTTTGCAATGTTTGCCATGGGCACCATGGGCACCATCGTTAGCCTCCTCCTCTTTGGTTGGAGATAATTTTGGGGAGGCGTTGGTTAGGAAATGAGTTCCTGTTTAATTAGCCCATCGTCCCCGGTGTGTTGCCGGGTTGCCCCTTGCGGCGGAGGGGGCGGTTAAATGGGCATGGGCTGCCCGGTTCTTTTCGTCGCAGAATTTATTCCGAAAGGAGACAAAACAAAATGGAAACAAATGCACTAGTTAGAGAAAACCCTGCCGAATTAATGCGGCAGAGCAGTGACGTTGCCGGCGTTTGCCGGGAGATAGTCAAAAAAACAGCACACCCCATCCAGGGCAAAAATTATGTTTGCGTGGAAGGGTGGCAGAGCATTGCAACTGCCCACGGGTGTGTTGCAGGAGCAGAGGAACCCCAGGTAGTGGACGGAGGAGTCCAGGCCAAGGGGTATGTTAAGCGGATGAGTGACGGCATGGTGTTGTCCACCGGTTACGGGTTTGTTGGTGACGATGAGCAGATGTGGGCAAAGCGTCCCGAGTTTGCCAAACGCGCCATGGCCCAAACCCGTGGCATCTCCCGGGCTTGTCGTTCCGCATTTAGCCACGTTGTGACCCTCATGGATGCCGGCTTAATGACCACCCCGGCAGAGGAGATGAGTGGGGTGGAGGTGGCCAAAGGCAACCAGCAAACAACCACCCAAAAAACCACCAAGCAACCACCCAAAAGGGAGGCACCCAAGACGGTGGAGGTGGCGGAGGTGGGCAAGGGAGAACCAACAAACAACCACCAAACAACCACCCCCATTGGGGACTTGCCGGTCAAGGGCGAGTGGTTTGCCCACACCCTTGGTTTTGGCAAGCACAAGGGCAAGACCCTCGGGGACATAGCCGAGGAGGACCCACAATATCTAGAGTGGCTGCCCAAGCGGACAATCAAGCCCAAGGAGGACGGCTCGTTGTGGGACTCGGACATTGAGTTAAACCGGATGCTAGAAGGCTATAAGCTGGACGGCTTGGAGGGTGTTGGGCAAATGGTCCAAGACGTTGTGGCAGTAGCCACGGCAGACGTTAAACCCCTGGAGGACGATGATGTCCCATTTTAGCCATGACATTCTTTGACATAGAAACCGGCCCTTTGTCGGACACGGAACTGGATGAGAGGAGGCCAACCTTTGAGGCGCGGAAAGGGTTGAGGGACCCGGTGAAGATTGAGGCGGACTTGGCTGCCAAGCGGGATGGGTGGATGAAGAATACCACCCTTAACGCATTCACAAGCCGAGTCTGGTCCGTTGCTTACAAGGCTGGAACAGACGGGGAGGTTGTTGTGGACCATTACGGACCCAACCCAAACGACTCCAATGAGGCGGCAATATTGGAGTGCTTCATGGGGCACATCAATTCAGAGACACGGTTGGTGGGGTTTAATATCTTAACCTTTGACGTGCCTTATCTGATTCGTCGAGCCTATGCGCTTGGGGTCCATGTTCCGTCCCAACTCCGCCACCAGAAATATTGGCGGGACAAGTTTGTCGACCTTATGGAGTTATGGACCTTGGGGACATACCGCATGGAATCACAAAATCGTATTAGCCTAAACAACTTGGCCAAGCACTTGGGCCTGGACGGTAAGACGGGCAAGGGGTCCGACTTTTGGCGGAACATGATAGCGGACCAAAAGGCGGCAATGGAATATGCCAAACGGGACGTGGAATTGTTGGGCGAGATTTGGGATAAGATTGGGTAATGCCAAGCCAACCTGCATTTGATTTGGACTTGGCCTTTGGCCAGGAGGGAGAGGAGTGGTTGCGCCACCTCCTTGACTCTCAATGGTCCTGCAAGGGGTGTGGGGAAAGTAACGGGTTGCTGGTGGAGGTTAAGACCGAAAGGGACTTGTGGCACTCCACCGGCAACCTATTTTTTGAGTTTGAATTTAAGGGGAAACCCTCGGGGTTTATCACCACCAAGGCCGAGTGGTGGATTCATTTATTGAGTTTAAACGGCACTCGGCACGGGGCACTCCTACTATCAACGGAGAGGTTACGGGAGAGGTTACGGGAGATGGTTAAGGAGGGCATTGGCCGGGTAACGGTTGGGGGCGACTACAACGCAAGCCGGGGAGTGTTGGTGCCCATGGATAAGGTTGGGGGGTTGTTTATATGATTAGCTAGAAAACATTATGTCATCACAATTTTATACGCATCCTAAAAAGTTATCTGTATATGTTATATATGAAGAAGTAGCTAGTTATCTAATAAGAAATAACATTAAGTTAGATAGTAAGTTTTCTGATAAAAAACTAAGTAAAGAAATAAATATAGCTAAAAGCGATTATCTTTACAGCGGTCATAGAAGCCCTCGTAATATAGACATAACTAAAGCCCGTAAGCATATAAAGAAACTTCTTAAACAATGGCCAAAGAGAAATTAGCGTTAAGGAATAGAGATACAGGAGAACTGTATACGCCGGATTGCATTATTCGGGCTTTGAACACCTTAACGCTCTTTTAATATACAATGACAAGTGGAATGATTAGCACATTAGAAAATTTACCACCATTGGAAAAGTACAGGGAGGGCAAGGTTATTATAGGCATTGACCCGGGAGTCTCGGGGGGGGTTGCGGTTCATTATGTAGGCCGGGAGGTACTAACCTTCCCGATGCCTCCCGTGGTTGATGCTGTTAGGGATTTGTTTGAGAGGATAACCCACCCTGATTGTCTCTCCGTTGCCTACCTGGAGGACGTGCCACCCTATGCCGGCAAGAACCTCCCCGGGTCCCGTATGTTCCGCCTGGGTGAGTCTTGTGGAGTTGTCCAGGGTGTTCTGTCGTCTCTGTATATTAACACCGTCCTGGTACGTCCCCAGGCTTGGCAAGGGGCACTTGGGTTGAAGAAGGAGAAGGGGATGGAACAGGCAGCATGGAAGAGGGCACTTAAGGAGGCAGCCCAAGTGCTTTACCCTGACATCACGATAACACTCAAGACGGCAGATGCCGTGCTATTGATGCACTACGGACTTACACAACCAAGCCAATGTTAACGGATGAACAATTAAGAGAGGCAGCCTTGGCCAAGTTCCAAGAGGAGGCGTTTGCCAAGTTCACGGCAGGGATAGAGGAACACAACCCGGAAGGGTTGACCCACCTTTGCCGGCTCAAACCATTGCAGTTGGTCAAGGAGATGAAGATGGAGGCGATAGACCAGTTTTTTTATGCGTGTGCCCTGGAGGAGGTTTTAAATAATGAAAGTGGGAATGGTCAACCTGGGTGCTAATAACCATAAGGCAAGGCTCAAGCGGATTGCTACCATCCTGCAAGCAATATCAAACCACTATGGCTACACCGTGGAGGATATAGTTGGGGCGAGACGTTGGGCGGACCTGGTTTGGCCTCGACACGTTGCAATGAGTTTGGCCCGGGACGAGGGTGCATTATTAAGGGAGATAGGAGAGGTGTTTAAGCGCAACCATCAGACGGTGATTAATGGGTGCCGCAATGTCCGCAACCTATGCGAGACGGAGCCACGGTTGGCCCGGGAGTATGAGAGGCTAAAGGAGAGGTTCAGGCAGTTAGGATGACTTACATTGACCTTATTAACGGCTTTTGGAGACTCCACCGGGAGAAGCAATTCAGTCCCGATTCGATAGCTGTAATGTTCCACCTAATGAACCTAAACAACTACCACCGATGGGTTGATTGGTTTGAGTTGAGCTACGAGAACATGAGTTATACACTTAAACTTGAGAAACGTAAATGCATGCGTTCCGTTCGTGAACTATCGCAAAAAAGTGCAATCTCGGTGCAAAAACGGGGGGGCAGATTAGCCAACAAATACAGTATCAAAAGTGCCATGCGGTACCATATCGGTACCACAAATGGACTACAAACGGTACCACAACTTGACCACAACTTGACTACAAATGGTACTCTATTAAAGAGTATAGAGTATAGAGAGAAGAGGAGGGGGGGGGGTAGTGGTGCCGTTGCACCCCCCTCACCCACCCCCCCTTCCAAGCCTACCAATGGCAAGCCTCCTCCCAGGTTGTTTATCTCTGAGTTGAAGATTAAGCGGGAGATATTGGAGGACAGGCTTAAGGCAGTCCGATACCGGGGACATGAGGACCCGGTGGGTGGGTTGCAATACTCAGACCCCAAGGACCGGCGGGAGGCCAGGGAACTCAAAGCAAAGATAAAGGAGATAGAGGACCGGATGCTGGATGGATGATGGATGGAACTTTAGGGTATTAGCCTTGGCAGTGATTGAACAGGCAGTGATTGATTACCGTGTTACCCTCGAGGCTGGGCTAGTGGACGCAGACGGTAAATTCCGCCCGGGCCGGGTTGCCCGTGCCAAGCGTCTGCCCACCATGATGGAACCCGAGGACATTAAGAGCCTCCGCCCGTTCCTATTCCGAGGCGGGGTTGAGGTGTGGATTAAGGGATGCGCGTTGAGTGTTAACGGTGCGTCGATAAGGAGGGGGTTGCGGCATCAAGAGAAAAACTTTAAAAGAAGTTGTCACGAAGGATACCTAACCAATGAGCAACAAGGAAATGTCCCACCGCCTGGACCAAGCGGAAGCAACCATCAAGACGTTACAAGCCAAATTGATTATGAAACGCAAAGCCTTCTACTCCGGGAAGCTACCCCGCTCCGGGAAATTGCCCACAACGCCACGCTAGAGGCTTTTTTAAAAGGCCGGGTGGAATCCACCCCTTTGGAGGATAAAAATGTCTCCTAGACCCCTCAACGGGCCGGGAATGATATGCCTAGCCTTTGGGTTGGGTTGTTTATTTACCCTTGGAGTGCTTGTGTGTGTCTTTTTGACCATTTGGGGGTTGGTTGTGGGTCCTCCCTGGGGTTTTTCCCCGAGAGGGACGGGTC